CATTGCCTTTTAAGCGTGTGCAAAGGTAGGCAATAAATTGTTAATGGCAAAATTTTTATGGCGTTTTTTCGTGGTTAAACGTGAAATTATCGCTTTTTTATCGTATTTTTGCGGTGGCGCAGTGCATCTTGTCTGGCCATTTGGGCAGCTGGTGCGGGTTGCCGTCATGTCTAATCCAATATATACGAAACAATGAAACAACGTTTGTTTTCACTTTTTATGGTGACTGCCGCCCTCGTGCTACTAAATGCTTGCGACAAGAAGGACGACCGTGCAACAATCCACAAGCCCGAACCTGTGGAGCCTACAAAACTGGGCGTGCTGCCTGTTGTGTTCCACGTTTTCTATGCCGATGAGAACGACGCAACGCAAAAGGTTCCTGCCGAAAGACTGCGACAAGTGCTAGACAATGTTAACCGATTGTACCAAGGGGTTTTTAGTGGAGCAGGGAATGCAAACATACGTTTCTTGCTGACACCCGTTGACGGGTCGGGCAATAGGCTCGACGAACCTGGCGTGGAGTATATCAAGCTGGAAGAAAACGAATATCCCATCGACCCCTATGTGCTGATGAACGACAAGTCGGGCAAGTATAAGCGGTATATGTGGAACCCAAACCGATTTATTAACGTGTACGTATACCATTTTAAGCAGACAAAGACGAACGGAACAACGCTCGGCATCAGCCACATGGCGATTTCGGCGAAGGGCGAACACGAGCTGGAAGGCTTGCTTGCGGTGCAAGCCAAACACCTAACTTTGGATAATTTGCCAACTCCTTTCTGCGTTT